CGGGCATTTACGTGTCTGTGTCCGCGTCAAGTTTCGGTGGTGGCGGCTGGACTGTTCGACAAGGGACCGGCGACGACACGTGGCCGATCAAGAATCCGCTCGGTCGTGTGCCGATCGCGGAGTTCCCGAACCGTCCCCCGCTCAAGGGTGAGCCGATCTCGGACATTGAGGGCACCATGGCAATGCAGGACGCCATCAACCTCTTGTGGGCGTACCTGTTCACCGCCGCAGACCACGCCTCGATGCCCGCCCGTGTTGTCATGGGTCAAGGCCCGCCGAAGATTCCGGTACTCGATGCTCAAGGTAAGCAAATCGGCGAGAAGGCCATTGAGAATGAGGCGTTGACCAAGGGCCGCATGTTGTGGCTCACGGGGCAGTCGACCACGATCAGCCAGTGGGACGCCGCGAAGTTGGACATCTTCACTAATGTCATCAACATTGCTGTGCGCCACATTGCGGCACAGACCCGCACCCCCATCTACCTGATTCACGGCGAGCTTGGCAACGTCAACGGCGAGACCTTGACGGGTCTCGACGCACCTCTCGTGTCGAAGGTGTCCGAGGCTAAGCCGTTCCACGCGGCAGGTCTCCGCGACGTGTTCGCCATGATGGCGTTGGTGCGCGGAAACAAGTCCGTCGCCGAGGCCGCACGTGTCGGACAGGTCGGATGGTCTAAGCCGTTCGTCCAGTCCGAGTCGATCATTGCGGACGCGGCGATCAAGTCCAAGCAGGTCGGCCTCCCGTTGCAAACCATCCTTGAGGACCTTTACGGCTACTCGCAGAAGCGCATCGATCAGATCATGGAGCAGGTGCGCGAAGAGAGCCAGGACCCGTACCTTGCGGCCATTGGCGCCAAGGATCAGGCCGCGATGCCCGCCAAGCCCGCAATGCAGGCAATGCAGGGGAAGCCCGCAATGCCCGCGTCGGATCAGGCGCCAGATACCGTTCAGGAGTAGCCCGTGGCGCTCCAAAACTTGCCGCCCGTCGCCATTGAGTACGCGGCAGACTTGCGGGCCGAGAACGGCGCGGCGGTCTCTGCTGCGCTGAGGCTGTGGCGCCGCGTGGGTGACGATTTCGATACAGGGTTCTTGAGCATCGCGCCGCGGTTGATTGAGGTGATGAACACCGCTCAGGTGCGCGTCTCAGAGCGTGCCCAGGCGTTCATCCCTGACGTGATGACGGCGACGGGCCAGTCTCGCGCGAACGTGACATCGTTCACCGTTGACCCTGGGGCGTTCGTGGGTGCTGCCGGTAACGGGATGCCCACCGAATCCCTGGCGTATGGCGCAATCACCACAGCCAAGACGGCGGTCGGCAAGGGCGAGTCGGTGGCGCAGGCGCTCAAGCGTGGCGGACAGTACCTGTCGCTGGCGATGGGCACGATGCTGTCTGATACGCGGCGCGGTATGGAGGGTCTCGAGTCCGCATCGCGCCCAGTGACGGGCTACGTGCGGATGCTCACCCCTCCGTCGTGTGGCCGGTGCGTGATCCTCGCGGGCAAGCGGTCGCGAAGGGGCCAGGCATTCAAGCGCCACGAAGGATGCGACTGCGTCAATATTCCCTCCGCCGAGTCCATCGCCGGAGACATGACCGTAAATCCCGGCGAGTACTTCGACTCGCTGTCAGACAGGGAACTCGCGAAGGCGCTCGGGTCGAAGGCCAACGCCGAGGCGTACGTCAAATACGGCACCGACCCCTACCAGACCGTCAACGCATACCGCAAGACGCCCGTCGTTGGCCCAGACGGCAAGGTCCGCTACATCGGCGGTGTCCGTCCCGCACAGATCACGACCCGCAAGCAAGCGCTCGACGGCACGTGGTCCATGGAGCACATCACCGTCAAGGCGACGCTCGAGGGCACCACGGTGCGCGGTTACGCGGGCCAGCAGATGCTCAACGTGCGCCAGTTGACCACCGTCAAGGATGGCCGCTACCGCCGCGTGACAGCCCCGCGCCTCATGCCTGAATCGATCATCGGCCTAGGGCTGTCCAAGGACCGCACCGCACAACTTCTGCTCGACCACGGCTGGATCGTCCGCCGCTAAGACCACTCACGCACGCAAGGTGCGCGAGACAACCCGCAATGGGAGTCACAACCATGTCCGAAACCCCTGTCGTTGCCGCGCCCGCAGTAGCACCCAAGCCGTCCGACATTGCATCCACGGCACCCCATGTCGAGCCCGCCGTCGTCGTTGAGGGCGAGGCGGACCTTCGCGACGCTGGCAAGAAAGCACTCGATGCCATGAAGGCCGAAGTCAAGGCCGCAAAGGCTGAGGCCAAGACCGCATCGGACGAACGCGACCGACTCAAGGCCGCCGCCGAGGGCAAAGAGGCCGAGTGGGACGCCGACAAAAAGGCCCGCGAAACCTCCGACGCCCGGTTCAGCGAGAAGTACCTCAAGGCCGAGGTCAAGGCAGCAGCAACGGGCAAGTTGGCGGACCCGTCCGACGCTCTCCGCCTGCTCGACATGACCAAGTTTGAGGTGTCCGAAGACGGCGACGTCGATGCGGACGCCATCGCGAGCGCCATTGATGCGCTCATCACCCAGAAGCCGTACCTGGCCGCGCAAGGCGCCAGGTTCACCGGAACACCCGACGCCGGAGCGCGCAATGCGACCGGAGTTGTCCAGCTCACCGACGCCGATCTCAATCGGATGGCGGCAGCGGGAGACGACGACGGGATCGCAAAAGCCAAAGCCGAGGGACGCCTAAACGACGTCCTTGGCATCAAGACCAGTTAAGGAGAGCCAATCATGGCGCTTACCAATTCCCAGGTGACGGTGTTCGCCGCCGAACTTCAGTCTTCGCTCAAGAAGGCAATGGTGTTCGCCGGTCCGACCGCCGTCAACCGCAAGTACGAGGGCGAGATTCGCAACACGGGCGACACCGTTCGCATCCGCTCCATCTCTCGCCCGACCATCAGCGCCTACGTCAAGAACGTCTCGGTCATCACGCCCGAGACGCTCACCGACGCCGAGCGCTCGTTGCTCATCGACCAGGCAAACTCGTTTGCCTTTGAGATTGACGACGTGGACATGGCGCAAGTGCAGAACGGTGGCGGACTCATGTCCGAGGCTGCCGTCGAAGCCGCCTACGGTTTGGCTGATGTTGCTGACCTGTATGTTGCGGGCCTCTACACGGGCGCCGATGCGGGCAACAAGATCGGCACCACCGCCATCACCACGGCAGCACTTGCTGTGACCGGTCTCGTCAACTTGAAGGTCAAGCTCGACAACGCCAACGTCCCCTTGCAGGGTCGCTACGCGATCGTTCCCCCGTGGTACCACGGTCTGCTGTTGCAGTCGACTGCGTTCATTTCGGTTGCCGACTCTGGCACCTCGGAGGCGTTGCGCAACGGTGTTGTTGGTCGCGCGTTCGGTTTCGACATCATGCTGTCAAACAACGTGACGCTCGTCGTCGGCGACGACTACCTCGTGTCCGCTGGCTACACGGGTGCGATCACGTTTGCGTCGCAGATCAACAAGGTAGAGGTCTACCGTCCCGAGTCGGCATTCTCGGATGCGCTCAAGGGCCTCAACCTGTTCGGCGCAAAGCTTGTGCGCCCGTCCGGTATCGCGACCCTCTTGGCGTCGATGACCTGATTCATCGGGGCCGGGCCACGCGGCCCGGCCCCCCTCAACCCCCATCTTGAAGGAGACAAATCATGGCCGATATCCCCATCACCCTCACCACGTTGGCACGCAACGCCTCAACCGCACAGCCTGCGGGAACGGCGATTGTCGCGGCAAACACCCATGTCATCGCCCCCACGAAGGCTTCATCGAAGGTCATCGTCCAACTCAACAACACGTTCGCTGGCGCCAAGGATTTCACGATCCTCGCTGGCAAAAACCCTCCCGCTGACGCGGCGGGTCAGGGCGACCTTGTTGTCAGTCTCGCTCAGAATGCGACCGGGCTGGTTGTGCTGGAGAGCGCACGCTTCTGGCAGAGCGACGGCACGATCCGCATCAACGTGGCCGCAGCAACGACCGGGTTCATCTCGGCAATCCAACTGCCCTAGGAGCACCTGATGGCACTCACGCCTCTCGCTACCACAACCGACCTGACCGCCCGCAAGGTGGACGTGTCGGATGTGGTGCTGGTTGCTGCCCTGTTGGCGTCCGCGTCGGCAGGTGTGCGCGATGCGGCTGGGTGCTCCATCACATCCACGTCGGGCTCAGTCACCCTCACCCCTACGGGTGAGCGGTGGCTGGGCTTGCCGGGGTATGCGATCACCGCCGTGGCGTCGGTAACGATTGACGGCACCGCGACCACAGACTTCACCCTTGCCAACGGCTCACTGTTCCGCGAGTCCGGCTGGGGTTACTCCCAGCGTCCGTCGTTTGTCACAGTGACCTACACGCAGGGCCTCGCTGAGTGCCCCGCCGACATTGTGGATCTCGTGTGCTCGCTTGTGGCGGCTGGTGTCGCACGCGCGGCTGACGGCTACGACCCGAACCGTGGCGTGTCGTCAGAGCGCATTGACGACTACCAGCGTTCGTTCACTCGCGGCCCTGACGAGGTGGTGGCCCCGATGGAGTTGCCGCTCCTGACCCGCGCGTGGCTGTCGCAGCGTTTCGGTGGCGGCGTGTACGTGACGAGTGAGCGGCGATGAGCCGCGCGTCTGCCATTGCGGCGGGTCGTCGTGCCGCGCTTAAGGGCATGACGGACACGTGGTTGGTGTATCGCGTGGGCCTTGAGTGGTCTGACGCGGCAGGTGCCGACGTGGAGACCACCACGACCGTGTACGTCGGTCCCGGCAAGTTGCAGTCATACGAGTCGTACGAGCAGACGCCGAACGCGGGCGGGCACGAGTACACGGTCATGCGCCCCCACCTGCACCTCCCCCTGGGCGTGGAGGCCGCCGATGTTGCACCAAAGGACGTCGCGGTCTGCACCGCATCGGTCGCTGACGCCGCAATGGTGGGTGTCGAGCTGACTATCGAGGGCCGCCAACTCAAGACGTACATGACCGCGCGACGTTTCCCTGTGTCGGAGGTGATCGCGTAATGGCGAGCTTCACCGCTGACACGTCGGACCTTCGCGCACTATCAAGAGACCTTCGCGCCGCACCGTCGCACATCGCGCCCAAGGTTAACGCCGTGGTCGCTAAGGGTGCGAACAACATCAAGCGCTCGATGATCGAGCAGATGCGCGGCTCCAAGCACTTCGAAGGCTCTGCGGTCGCGATTGACTATGACTGGATCGACGGTGACAACTTTGTGGCTGTCGAGATTGGCCCCAAGGTTGGTCCCGGTGAACATGGCGGTCTCGCTGGTATCGCCTATGGCACGGGCGTCTTTGGTGGAGCTCGTGGCGGCGGCAAGGTACGCGATCCTCAGATTGACCTTGAGCTCGAGCAGCCGAAGTTTGAGGCCGCACTTGAAGCGGTCCTGGGTGATCTGCTGTGAGCCGCGCGCACTTGGCGGCCATTGCCGCCCTTGCTTCCGCGTCGATGACGCCGGCGCTTCCCGTGTTCGATACCGCCGTGGAGCAGCCGAACTACAACCCGCTTGACTGGACCGGTGCGTGGACGTCGGCGCAACGTGCCGCATGGGTTCTGCCGACCCGCTACCTGATTCTGTCGGCTCCCACCTTGCGCACCATCGCTGAGTCGCTTGACGACGTCCCGCGTGACGTTCGTGACTATGTGCGGATCACCGCCGTGGACTCGTCCGCGCGTGCCGCACGCCTCATCCAAGAGGCGGCACGGGCCGACCTGGACCGTTCGCACCCGACCGTGACCGGGTACTCAACGGACTT